GACCCTCGTAATCAGGTTAATTTTCTTTATGAGCCATCGGAAAGACCATATTGTCATCACGCCTCTGTTCGGGTTGACGAAAAAGAGCGCCAGGTCCGCTGTAAAATCTGCGGTGCGGTTGTGGAGCCGTTTGACTGGATGCTCTCTGTGGCGAAAAGAGAAACCAGACTGGCAGATGATGTAAGGCTATTGCGCCAGGAGGAACAGGAAAGGCGGAAAAATATAGAAAAGTTAATTCAGATTGAACGTAACGCGAAAGCGCGGATACGCAGGGCGACAAAATCCAGAACTGAATAAATAAATTTAGCGCTGTAAATAAAATCTAATCCTGAACTGGAGGTATATTTATGTTAAATACACAGAAAGCCATTAATGCGGAAAAATATAACGAGTGGGCAAGAAAATTCTCTGAGCAGATTTTTAAAATTACTGGCGATGAGAATGCGGCAAAAAATGAATTAGAACCGTGGACACCTGAAGGAAACGCACCAAATTATTGCTGGTGGGAGGTTGATCCGGTTGATGTTGCAAATGAAGCCATGAGTTACCACAACGATTAATGTCAGGAGGCCGCCCGAAAGGGCGGTAGTTAAATGCGAAAGTTTAAAATAATTATTGAAACGGGAATAGCCGGTGGAGATTTCGAGGATGAATTCGAAGTGGATGATGATGCGACGCCTGATGAAATACATGACGAAGCAAAAGATATTTTCTTTAACTACTGCAATTATTCATATCACGAAATAAAAGACGAAGAGGAAGAACAAAATGGCTGATTTTGGTTCAACTAAATACAGCGTCAGTTTTGAAGAATGGCATGAACTGTTAATGGAATATGCAGAGTTACGTGGTGGCAGTGCTGCTGATGCTGAAGCATGGCGTGATGATTATGAAGCAGGAAAAAATCCGGTCGAAGCATATTGTGATGAGTGGGGCGATGAATGAGCGAGATTGACTATCAGGCGCTGCGTGAAGCAGCAGAGAAAGCAACTAAAGGATGCTACATCGTAGGGCATACATCGGGCAATCAGCATGGGAATATAACAGGAGTTTTTGTTTGTCAAAAATGGAAAGGAGAGCCCGGTGGCGTAATTGCAGAATGTCATGTTAACTGCCTGGTTGAAACAGATGTTCAGGCTTATGCAAACGCTGAATTTATTGCTGCTTTTAATCCAAATGTTGCGCTGGCACTACTGGATGAACGGGAAGCCCAAAACAAACGAATTGCAGAGCTGAAAGCTAATCTTGTGGCGCTGGCGGCGGAGAATGCGGTAATAAAGTCTGCAATTCCAGAACCACGGGATATTGAGGACGACAATGACAATATGGATGACGTATCTCTTGCTGAAGATTTCGGGTTCAATCATGCAATAGAACGGATGAGGAGACGGATTCCTGAAACTCCGGCCACCGACGCTTTCCTGGCTGAAGTACGGGCGGGGTTGTTTAACGAGCTTTGCGCGGCGTTTGTCAGGTACGAAAAAGTTGCAGGACTGGATGATAGCGATACAGTAACGCTTAAGGAAGCGACAGAAGCATTGCTGGATTGTGCGGAACAGCTTATCGCGCCTGAATAATTAAATTTAGTTAAAAATTTAATCCTTAACCGGAGGGATTTCTGCACCCTCAAAACATCAGGAGGCCGCCTGAAAGGGCGGTAAGAAATGACTACATTATTCAGAAAAGAATATCCGAGAAAAAGTAGAGCGACAGAATTTTTGTTTCTCATTATATTTATCGTGTTGATGATACCGATACCCCCGCTATTACTGGTCTGGTTTATCGTGAAAATAATTGAGCCAGTTATTGAATTGTATAACGACGTGGTGTGGGCGTCGTTCAGCACACTGCACAATAAAATTAATCCGTATAAGGAAAGCTGATATGGCACTGACGAAAAAACAACGTGCAGAGCTGCGCATGAAGTTCGGCGGTCGCTGTGCTTATTGCGGCTGCGAACTTGGCGAAAAGTGGCATGCAGACCATGTAAAACCGGTCATTCGTTTTGATGGAAATATGCTTCACCAGGAACGTGACGATATATCCAACATGGTTCCGGCATGCCACCCATGCAATCTGCACAAGCATTGCAGTAGTCTGGAAGATTATCGGCGAATTATCAGTGATGGTCGTCGTGAATTCCTTGCGTCCGGGAAAGGCAAAGCGCTGGTTCGTATGGGATTGGTTGAAATGAAATCTGACCCAGTTGTGTTCTGGTTTGAAAAATATCAAGAAGGGGCTACGGCATGACGACTTTTACCAGAGAGCAGTTAATAGCTCACGCAGAGGAGACTATTGAAACACAGAGACTGTGCATACCGGGCACAATCGACCATGACATCATCCGCACATATAAGATGGATATTGCTGTTCTGGAAATCGCACTGGTATCGCTGGCAGCAGAGCCAGCCGGTAAATTGCATGAATACAAACCAGTGGGATATCAGCGTCTGGTCGATGAGTTAACCATGCTGGTAAAGCAGTTAACCTGGCAACTGAGGAAAGCGAAGCCAGACTGCAAATTACCGGATAAGGCGATGAGTTATCTGGAGCGGAACGGACTGATAAGCGTGGAGGATATTTTACGATGACCTGGCCTGAAGCATTCACAACGGTAGGAATTGCGATGGCGGTGGCGCTGGTGGTGTATTCGATTTGCCGCTGGGGATAAATCGCCGAAAAAAGATCCCGACATAAACATGAGCCGGGATCTTTGATTTATATAGCCTACGAATCCGCCAGTAAGAGAGGGGGCGGACGGTTAATTCTAACACCGGAATGATGTGGGTAAAAGTTTATAAGAAATCGGTTTCATAACTTTGCCCACCATGATAGATACCGACAATAAAGACTTTTCTGCTATCAACGGCAAAAGCAATAATCGTTCTGTGGCGGAAATGAGTTACCCGCATCCCCTGGCGAATATCATCGCGTTTATTGCCCCGATGCGGGAATGTAGAAAACCCATCAAGATAATCAAGAAGCGCATTGGCATAATTGTCAGCAATGACGTTCCCTGCTTTCTCCGTTATATACCTGTGCAGGTTGATTATTTGTTGTTCGGCCTCAGGAGTAATGATGACTTCATATGTCATGCAGATTACTTCCCGGATCGAATCGCGGCGCGAACCTGTGAAATGGAGCGTCCGTTGTTTGGATTTTCGCGGATAGAATCAAGAGAGGGGGCGGCTGAATGCGTTAACCACGCTTCGATTGCTTTATCGCGCTCATTCAGTGCGCGAAGCCCTTCACGAATGACCTCGCTTTCTGAAGCATAGGCACCGGAAGCCACACGGGCGCGCACCATGTCAGCCATTTCGTTAGTTAATGTAATGCTGAATTGTTGGGTTGTACGCATGGTAAACCTCACGGAGTAGGATAGAACACCATTCGATGATAGCACGTTGCCTGTTGACGACAACAGAAATCAGAGACAATATTGCCGCACGCCAGCTTGAACAACTGGCACCTGCTGCGCCAGCAGAGAAAACCGATGGCGCACAATACCAAACATCACAATTCTGATATCGCCCCTGCCAGCAGGCAAGGGCGGTGTTCTCACACATTCAAATATGACTGGTATCAGCACGATCCCTGCACTGAAGAACAGGCCGAATGGCTGATTCATAACTACCGCAGACGTGGGTATGAGTTTAAGAAAGCCCTTAGCCTCGACTACCGTCACTGGATAATCTACGTCAGGCTCCTTTATTCCGAACGCCCGCCGCGTCCGTCCCGCACATTCCAGCAACGCATCTGGAGGTAACGTGCGGGTATTACTTCGACCTGTTCTGGTACCGGAACTCGGGCTGGTGATCGTTAAGCCGGGTCGTGAATCCATGCCGGTATTCCACAATACCCGGGTACTGGTGGAGCCGGAACCGAAAAGCATGCGTAATCTGCCGTCCGGGGTTGTTCCTGCCGTTCGCCAGCCGCTAGTGGAAGACAAAACATTGCTGCCGTTTTTCAGTAACGCACGGGTGATTCGTGCTGCTGGTGGTGCTGGTGCATTGTCTGACTGGCTGTTGCGCCATATTAAATCCTGCCAGTGGCCACACGGCGATTATCATCACAGCGAAACCGTCATTCACCGTTATGGTACCGGCGCAATGGTGTTGTGCTGGCACTGCGACAACCAGCTGCGCGACCAGACATCCGAATCACTCGGGCAGCTTGCTCAACAAAATCTGACAGCCTGGATGATTGACGTCATACGTCACGCAATAAGTGGTGCACAGGAACGGGAATTATCTCTGGCTGAATTATCCTGGTGGGCGGTCCGCAATCAGGTGGCGGACGCGCTACCGGAAGCGGTATTACGTCGTTCGCTGGGGTTGCGTGCGGAAAAAATCCGCTCAATGTACCGTGAAAGCGACATCGTACCGGGAGAGCAGACCGCCACCAGCATACTGAAGCAGCGCACAAAAAATCTTGCGCCGCTGCCTCACGCTCACCAGCAAAAACCGCCACAGGAAAAGACGGTGGTCAGCATTGCCGTTGATCCTGAGTCTCCGGAATCTTTCATGAAACGACCTAAACGTCGCCGCTGGGTTAACGAGAAATACACGCACTGGGTGAAGACACAGCCGTGTGCGTGTTGTGGTAAGCCTGCTGACGATCCGCATCACCTGATTGGTCATGGTCAGGGGGGAATGGGGACAAAATCTCACGATATTTTCACGCTACCGCTGTGTCGGGAGCATCACAACGAGCTTCATGCGGATCCGCTGGCGTTCGAAGAAAAGCATGGTTCTCAGGTTGATTTAATTTTTCGTTTTCTTGATCACGCCTTTGCAACTGGCGTGCTTGGGTAAAAGAGGTGACTGATGCTCATAGATTTGGTTTTACCTTACCCGCCGACGGTGAACACTTACTGGCGACGCCGTGGCAGCACATATTTTATCTCGGAGGAGGGAAAGCGTTATCGCCGGGCTGTGGCGCTTATTGTTCGCCAGCAGCGGCTGAAATTAAGCCTGTCCGGAAGGCTGGCGATAAAGGTGATTGCAGAGCCACCGGATAAGCGCCGCCGTGACCTGGACAACATTCTGAAAGCACCGCTGGATGCGCTGACGCATGCGGAAGTGCTCATTGATGACGAGCAGTTTGATGAAATCAATATTGTGCGCGGTCAGCCAGTATCTGGTGGACGGCTGGGTGTGAAGATTTACAAAATTGAGAGTGAGTGAGCGTAAATATGATATATCCGGAAATTACAGGCAAAAGCGGCGAACATTTACGCCTGAACACGCTGGAAGCAGTCTGGATCCAGGGGAAATTACGGATGTGGGGGCGGTGGTCGTATATCGGTGGGGGTAAATCCGGAAATATGTTTAACCGGTTACTGGTTTCGAAAAAGCTGACGAAAACAGCAGTTAATGAGGTTTTACGCAGCATGAAGAAATCCGGGCTGGAAAAACCGGAACTTGAGGCATTTTTTCGGGATATGACCAGAGGGAAGCAGAAGAGCTGGTTGTCACATTGTACAGACACAGAGGCGTTGATTATTGATCGCGTTATCAGTGAGGTGCTTGGGGAATATCCCGGGCTAATCAATATTCTCCGGCAAAGGTACGAAGGACGGGGAATGAGTAAGAGAAAAATGGCAGAATGTTTAAATCGTACTCACCCGGAATGGTGTTTCAGCACATGTGAGAAACGTATTGCAGGTTGGTTAGCCGTGGCTGAACACATGCTTTATGTACCTATGCACGATTCATTTCGATAAAAAAAGCTTGCTTTTTTACGCAGAAACAGCTTGAATTCCTGTAAGCTTCGCAAAGCTGTATCGCGAGGCGAAATGCAAGTTTTTTCGCACAAGGAAGCCACCGGAAGGTGGTTTTTTTGTGTCCGTAATATACAGCAGCGCAATAAATTCGCTGGTGGTTATTAATACCGTTCTTTCAGCTTGCTGGCTTTTTCGACAAGAGTTATTGGTGTGTCACGTTAACCGAAAAAGGGAAAAAGACATGCTGAAACAGCAGGATATGACCGAAACCGCCAGAGTGGTGTTTAATGAATTAAGCGTTACCGAACCGGCGACAGTCGGGGAGGTTGCGCAGAATACTTACCTTTCACGCGAACGCTGCCAGTTAATACTGACCCAGCTTGTTATGGCGGGTCTGGCAGACTATCAGTGCGGTTGTTACAGACGCCTTCAGTCCTGAAGGCTTTTTATTTGTGGTGAATGGGCGGCTGGTGGGGGGGCGACACCTGTCAGTCCTTTGCTTATGTGTTGATGATAATTTACCTTTTGGGGCTATAATTGAGCTAACCAATTGCTAATGAAAGTAAAATTATAATGGCTGTTGTCTGTTCAGTTATCATGGTTTGCTCCCCAATTAATATTTTTCTTGAAAAGGATACGTTGTCACTTAAGCCAGGCTCAGTCGTTCTGGCCACCAAATGCATCAGGGAGCTTTTCCTTATGCATTATGGCAAAGTTAAAATTGTCGATATAAGCGAATCCGTCGTAAGTCAATATCTGGAAAGTCAGCATAAGCTGACGAGGACTCGTCTGACTGACATTCCGCTTTACCTGTTGCTGGAACCCAACAATCCTGCGTTGGCTGCGGCTTTAATTACCAGCCAGGGATTTTCCGGAGAGGCCACGGATATGTTTCTTATGATGGCCTGCCTGTCTCTGTTTGAAACAGATGAACGGATGTCATTGTTTTTAAGTGGATGTTTATCCAGCATAAGTGCCAAAGTCAGGGCGATAATTCAGACAGATATATCAGCAAGCTGGACGCTTGGTGCGATTGCTCTACAGTTGCATATGAGTGAGAGTTTGTTAAAGACAAAACTGAAAAATGAAGGGGGCATGTTCAGTCGCTTGTTGCTGGAAGAGCGGATGCGTGTTGCTGTAAATATGTTATGTTCCCGGCATGGATATGGACAGGCTATAGCAGAAAAATGCGGTTATTCAAGCAGGTCCTACTTTATTTCTGTATTTCACCGCTATTATGGCTTCCCGCCAGACAGATATGTATCCAGGCAAGGGCTTGATTATTGATTTTCATCTGATTATTATTTTTTGACCCGGCCCTTTAGCTCAGTGGTGAGAGCGAGCGACTCATAATCGCCAGGTCGCTGGTTCAAATCCAGCAAGGGCCACCATATCACATACCGCCATTAGCTCATCGGGACAGAGCGCCAGCCTTCGAAGCTGGCTGCGCGGGGTTCAAGTCCCCGATGGCGGTCCATTATCAGCATCATGCGTTGTTAGCTCAGTCGGACAGAGCAATTGCCTTCTAAGCAATCGGTCAGTGGTTCGACTCCACTACAACGCGCCACACTTATTTTCCAGGCTCGCTTCGGCGGGCCTTTTTTGTATCTGCGCCACGCCCGGCGCATATCAACCACAGAGCCTTTCGGGGGTGAGCTTACGGAGTGGTCAGTGTGACTTTCTCTGTGGGCAGATCGCTCCCGGGCGTTGGCTCACCCACCCAAAGGAACGTCACGATGTTTGGAATCTTCAAAAAGAAAACCCGCAGAGCGGCAGCGGAAATTAAAAAGTTTGAGAAACGCGATCTGGCACAGGCGGTGATTAACGCTGCATACCTGGTGGCCTATGCAGATGGTGAATGCGAGGCATCCGAGAAAGCGAAGATCGAACAGGTCTTACGTAATCAGCCTGCGTTGTCTGCGTTTACGTCAGAAATTAATGCCATCAGTGCCACGATCACAGGTCAGCTTGACACCAATTTTAAAATTGGTCGTCGTGCAGCGTTGCGTGAAATTGAAGATGTGAAACACGATACGCGTGAAGCGGAAGATGTGCTGGATGTGGCGGTGGCCATTGCTGAAGCAGATGGTGAAATTGAGCCGGAAGAGCGTAAGGTTCTGGAAGAGATTGCTGGTGTTCTTGGCCTGCGACTGGAGAACCACCTGTGACGGTAAAACTGCGTCTGGCCGCTGTGGCACTCCTGCTGTTTCTGGTGGTGATGGTGGATTTCACCAGCAGGATCATGTCGGTGCTGGCGGATGGAGTGCTGGTCTGCGGCATTGTGGTATTGCTGTGGCCGGTGATAAAAAGAAACAGCCTGCATAATGCTTGATTTTTTTGTTTGCTGTTTATTAAAAACACTTCTGCATGGTGAATCCCCCTGTGCGGTGGGGCAATCAGCAAGAAGGAATATGGGGTAATCGCGGATTCAGGTGCTGATACTGAATTCACCGGGAGGCACCCGGCACCATGCAAGAAAAAGAATGTGCATGCAAACATGCCCCTCTCCGGAGGGGCTTTTTTATGGGTAAAAAAATGCCCGAATGGGTTCGGGCAATAGCATGAGATACTGATATTGTTGTGTTGTTATCGTGTGGATTTTAACCAGGGTTTATCAGGCTGCGCAACTGCGTGGCCTTTTTTCATTTCTTGGGCTGTAGTCCCCGTGTGTCATTCAGGCTTCCGGACTACAGCCCACTCCATATCTGATTTAATACACTATCCCGGCCGGGAGGAATAATGACATTTAAACATTATGATGTTGTCAGGGCGGCGTCGCCGTCAGACCTTGCGGAAAAGCTGACACACAAACTGAAAGAGGGCTGGCAGCCGTTTGGTAGTCCGGTGGCCATAACCCCTTATACCCTGATGCAGGCGATTGCAGCAGAAGGTGATGTGGTGGTCAGTGGTGCAACTGAGCCGGATTGGTACTACGTCATCGTACTGGCCGGGCAGTCCAATGCAATGGCTTACGGTGAAGGGCTTCCGCTTCCGGATTCATACGATGCTCCGGATCCGCGCATTAAACAGCTGGCGCGCCGCAGTACAGTTACGCCGGGTGGGGCTGCCTGCAGATATAACGATATTATTCCGGCCGACCACTGCCTGCATGATGTGCAGGATATGAGTACGCTGAATCATCCGAAGGCAGACCTGAGCAAAGGGCAGTACGGCTGTGTCGGCCAGGGCTTACATATTGCCAAAAAACTGCTTCCGTATATCCCGAATAACGCGGGGATCCTGCTGGTACCATGCTGTCGTGGTGGTTCTGCATTCACCCAGGGCGCTGAGGGGACATTCAGTGCGGACACGGGGGCCAGCCAGGATTCGGCACGCTGGGGTGTGGGTAAACCGTTATATCAGGACCTGATTGCGCGCACTAAAGCTGCATTACAGAAGAACCCGAAAAATGTGTTGCTGGCGGTGTGCTGGATGCAGGGAGAGTTTGACATGAGCGCCGCCACCCACGCACAGCAACCTGCGCTGTTTACAGCCATGCTGACACAGTTTCGTGCTGACCTCTCCGTGTTTAACGCGCAGTGCCATGGTGGCAGTGCTGCAGATGTGCCGTGGATTTGTGGTGACACGACGTATTACTGGAAAAATACATACGCTACCCAGTACGACACCGTGTACGGCGGGTATAAAAACAGGGAGAGTGAGGGCGTTTATTTTGTGCCCTTCATGACAGACGGTAACGGCGTCAATACCGCCACTAACGCGCCGGCAGAAGATCCGGATATTCCGGCATCAGGATATTACGGTGCGGCATCGAGAACGAATGGAAACCAGGTATCATCAAACCGCCCGACACATTTCAGTTCATGGGCGCGCAGGAGCATTATTCCGGATCGTCTGGCAACCGCTATTCTGAACGCAGCCGGGCGCACCTCCGCCTTCATCAGTGGTAAGGCACCGGAAATCAAACCCTCGCCCGGCGGCAACACGCCATCGGGTCCGTCTGCAGATACGTCCGTTCGCACAATCTCCCTGCTGCCGGCAGCCGGAGAGGCTGCTGCGCAGGGCTGGAGCATTAAGGATGGCGGAATTCAGTTGTCAGATGGTGTATTTAAGATCACCAAGCAGAGCAATAAAACCTGGTCCCTGACGCATCCGGTGGATGACGCAATTACCCTGCTGACACAGGGCGGCAGACTGACCTGTAAGTTCCGCCTGTCAGGCGCACTGACCAACAATCAGTTCGGGCTGGGGATTTATCTGTATACGGATGCTCCCGTTCCTGATGGTGTGGCGATGACGGGTACCGGTAATCCGTTCCTGATGTCGTACTTCACTCAGACCACTGACGGCAGAGTGAATCTGATGCATCACAGGAAAGCCGGAAACACGAAGCTGGGGGAGTTCGGCGATTACGGTAACGACTGGCAGACGCTGGAGCTGGTGTTCACCGCCGGCAGTGCCACGGTTACTCCGAAACTGAATGGAGTGGCTGGCCCGGCATTCCAGGTTATAAAAGACAGTCTGACACTGGGACTGAATGCGCTGACGCTGACGGATGTTACAAAAAATGCAGCGTATGGCGTTGAGATAGAAAGTCTG